GCTGCGGCCTGCGGCGGTCGGTGTGGTGGGACCTGGCGGTCCGCGTGGCGTGGGACAGCGGCCTCCGCTGGGGCGACCTCGTGGCCCTGCGGGTCGATCAGATCGGGCCCGACGGGACCGTCTCGCTAACTCAGAGCAAGACCGCGAAGGTCTCGACGTTCCGCCTGTCGCCGACCACGCTCGAGGTCCTGCGGGCCACGCTCGCGGCCTGCCCGCGGGATCTCGTCTGCCCGTGGCCGGCCAGTGGCGAGACGTTCCGGGACCAGTTCGGCCTGATCGTCCAGAAGGCCGGGATCCGGGCCGGGACGTGGAAGTGGATCCGCCGCGGGTCCGGGAGCGATGTCGAGCAGCAGCTCCCCGGGGCCGGGCACCGCCACCTCGGGAACACGCGGGCGGTGTTCGACCGATCCTACGCGGACCCGAAGATCATCGGCCGGACGACGCCCGCCCCGCGCGAGCTGCTTGTCCGCGCGTTGAGTTGTGAACCTAGAGAAAAGGCGGGGGGGGGCATTCACAGAATCCGCCGCCGGATAGCGTGAGGCGCCGCGTCGGGTGAGCGGTGCTCGACCTGGTGCTGCCGCAGCAGCTCCCGCGGCACCGTCCGGCCGACGATCTCCGCCGCCTCCGCGAGATGCTCGGGCGTGACGCCTCGAGGCCGCCGGCAGCAGATCGTCGCCCCGGCCAGCGTCGCGGCCCGGTGGACGCGGACGATCCGGTCGTCGTACTCGAGGTCCGCCCGGACCGGCCGGTCGCCGACGACATCCACGACCCGGCCCTCGTTGTGGTAGTTCGCGACCTCGACGGCCGTCCCCGTGCCGATCCCGCGAAGCGTCGCCAGGGCCGGGGCGTGGGCCTGGAGCCGCCGCTGCCCGCAGACGAACACATAGGCCAGGTCGATGCCCGTCGCCCGCGAGAACTCGCGGACGGTCTTCCCGGTGCCGTGGAGGTCGACGAACAGCGTCCCTGGGGCGAGCTGCCGGGCGTAGTGGACGAAGGACTCGCTCGGCCGGCGGAGGGTCTCGCGGCTGGCGTGAAACGACGCGACCTGTCCGCCGTAGATCGCGTGGTAGACGCCGCCCAGGAGCAGGGCATCGCGCGAGACGAAGGCGATCCGCTCCGGCTGGGCGATCGCGGCGTAGTCGTGGACCAGGGCCGCGGCCGTCAGGAGAAAGGGCACGTTCGCCGCCGCGGCCCCGTCCCACCAGCCGGCCTCGGGCGAGCCCTTGGGGTGCGGATTCTGGAGCCGTGCGGCCCGGGCTGCCGCCGCGATCTCCCACAGGCCCGCCTTCTCCCAGGCCTGCTCGGCCGGCGTCAGCCTGCCGCCGGTGTAGCGTTCGGCCGCGAGGCCCGCGGCCCGGGGCTGGGCGTAATCGCTGCGGGGATTGTCGCCGACGTGGAGCTCCGCCTCGCGGGCCTGCTCGGTCCGCCACCAGCGGCCGGTCCATTTGTCATCCCAGCTTGTGACGATGTCGACCGTCCGCGGGATCCCGATCCTGTCGGCCAGCTCGCGGACCTGTTCTGTGGAGAAGTAGGTGTCGGAGACGATCCGGTCCCCGGGCCGGACCCGCGCGACGTTCTCGGCGATCGGGAACGCCCCCCGCAGCTCGGCCGCCCACTCGTCGCGGGCGAGGGCGTCGACGCGACCCGCCTCCCAGCCGGTGATCGCCCGGACCTGGCCGAAGATCCCGCTCCAGGTCTTGTCGCTCCGCCGCTCCGCCTCCTGGCGGATCGGGACGTAGGCCGGGCCGCCCACGGCCTCGAACAGCCGCCACGGCTCGCCGCAGGCCCGTCCCATGAGCGTGTCGAAGAAGTCCCAGGAGGTCATGCCCACATCCTCCCGGGGCGGCGGCGGCCGTCGACATCCGACAGGCCCTCGGCCTGGCCGCACATCCACGGCGAGGCCGCGTAGCAGCCGATCCGCCGCTCGCGGTGGAGGATGCCGTAGTGGTGGTCGACGTGGTGGCGGGCGGTCCACAGGGCCGGATCGGGCCGCAGGTGGGCCTGGAGCGTCGCCAGGGCCTCCCGGCCGATCACGGCGTAGGCGTGGGTCCGGTTGACGTTCCGCCCGCGGACGAGGCCCGCGTTCACCGGCTCCGGCTTCGTCAGGTGCTGGCCGCCGAGGTAGAGCTGGCCGCAGTCGGCCGGGACCTCGAGGGCCGCGAGCCGGTCGCAGAAGTCCGGGACGAACGTGGCGTCGTCCTCGAGGACGAGAAGCCGCTCCACGCCGTCGGCGATCGCCGCGTCGATCACGGCGGCGTGCGAGCGGTAGCAGCCCCACGCGCCGGGCGTGGTCTTCCACCAGGCCGGCGGCGTATCGTCCTGACCGTCGACGGCCGGGTAGGGCAGGGCGTCGAGCCGGCCGCCGAGCCGGTCGTAGAACGCCGCCAGCCGGTCGGGCCGGCGGGCGAGCGAGATCACGACGGCGAGGTCGAACATGGCGGCGCCTCCGCGGCCTCGACCTCCGCCAGGCAGGCCGCGTATCCGGCCAGGTCGACCGGCGTGTCGGCGCTCTTCGCGGCGCCTTGGTGGCGGGCGAGCTTGTCGAGGATCATGATCTGGGCCCAGTCGGCCACCGTCAGCGGCTCGCGGAGCTTGTGGCCGAAGATCGCGTTCACCGCCGCGACCGTCTTCGCGAAGTGATCGGCCGGTGGGCCGTAGGTCGTGCGACGCTGGCGGATCGTGCGGCTGGCGATGTCGAGCAGCTGCTCGGCGATGGTCTCGGGCAGGACGGCCACGGGTTGCTCCTCGAGGTAGCGGACCATGCGGATCACATGGACGAGCCACGAGGCTAGGGACCCGCTCGTCCCAGTCCAGGCGCCCGAGAACCGCCGGGCCTCGTGCTCCGCCTGGTCGAGCTGCTCGGGCGTGAGCCAGACCGCCGGCCTCATGAGCTGCGGACCTTGCCGTCGGCCGTGATCCGCTGGTTCGCCACGTCGAACGAGCCGTCGGCGTGGATCGTGGCGATCGCGAAGCCCCAGTTCCACTTGTTTATCCGGGCGTACTCCGGACGGAGGTCGCAGAGACAGCCCGTCGACCAGCAGAAGACCTCGGCGCCGAACATATCGGGTTCACAGTGGCCGCTCGTGCGGTGGCCGTGGCCCTCGAGGACGGTGTGGTGGAGGCGGAGGAACGCCCCGCGGGCCTGGTTGACCGGGGCGCTGATCCCCTTGCCTTTTTCGTGCCCGTGGAGGATCGGCAGCTTGGCGGCCATGATCGGCCGCTGGTCCTTCACGAGCTCGATCCCGTGCCGGCCCAGGTGGAGCCAGTGGTCGAGGCCCATCTCCGGCTCGTCGCTGATCTCGGGGGCGTGCTGCCACAGCCAATGCTCCCACCGCTCCTCGTGGTTTCCGCACTTGAAGACGATCGGGATCTCGGGGAACGTCTGGCGGATCCACCCGAGCAGCTCGCGGATCGCGACGAGCTCGGCCTTGAAGTTCCGCCTCGCCGGATTCTTGGTCCACCGCGAGATCGCGTAAAAGTCCGCCGTGTCGCCGTTCAGGACGAGGGCCTCGATCTTCTCGCCGACCAGGGCGTCGACCGCAGCCCGGACGGCGGTCTCCGAGTGGTAGGGGACGTGGATGTCGGACAGGATCCCGACCGGCCCGGTCACGTCGAGGACGTGGGGCTCCCAGCCGTCGGCCTTGCTAGCCGGCATGGCGAAGACCTGGCCGGCCTGTCGGGGCGGGCGAGCCGTTCCGCCGACGCTCGCCAGGCTGCGTCGCTTTTTCTTGCCTATCAAGCCCAAGGCGTAGCGGATCCGCAGGCAGGCCTGCTCGAGCGTCAGGGCGCCGTTACTCTCAGCTTGAAGGCGGCGGCCGAGGGTCTTCGCCGGGGCGTCCGGGTGCAGGGCCACGAGCTTCCGCGCGAGGTGGGTCAGATCGTCGCCGGACTGTTGGCCTTTGCGGGGCATCCTTGCCTCCTGGTGGTGTGTCTTCTGTCTCGTTGTCCGACCGTCAGCTGGCGACCGGCCCCCACTTGCCGGCCGGGCATCTCTCATTCGCCCACGCGAGCTTGGAGACGAACGCCCGCTCCCGCACGACTGGGCATCCGCACAGTCGGCACGCCTTGCCGTCGAAGTGTTCGCACGTCTGGCAGACCGCGAAGCGGGCGTCGATCTGCTCCTGGGTGCAGCGGAGCATCCCGGCGGCGACGTGGGCGGCGGCAGCGGAGGCGAAGTTCGCGGCTTTCTGGAGAAGGCCCGGCGTTCTCGCGCGCGGGTAGGCCGCGTGCCGTTCGTCTACCGTAATGGTGTCGCCGTCCTCCGAGACGATGCAGGGCCGCACCTCGTCAAGCGTGTAGCCACGCTCCGCTGCGCGCTGCTCAAAATGCCGCCGCAGTCCGGTAATCATGGGAATGCGTTGCAATCGCAAATTGGGATTAGGTATGGCACCCCGCAGACGCTGTATGAAAATGCCTGCTGGTAGTTCACCGTCCCGCAGCATGTGCCAGTCCAAACGTACTGTGGAAACGGCTCCGGGATCTCTTGAGTACGGTTTATGTTTATGTAGCCAATCATTTCGAGAAAGTCGGCGACCTGC